TTTTTCGATGATTGCTGTGATTTTGCGATGATTTGCGCTTTAATTTGCGCATCTGTTAACTGTGCTTTTGCCATTTTATAACCCCTTTATTGTTCGTTCATATATAAATATCAACAAATAAAAAAAGTCCTGTATTTCTACAAGACTTTCTCTATTAATTAAATATTAATAAATTATTTTGTAGCGACTACTGTGATTGCTACCTTAGTACCATACCCCAAAGCTGTAGATGTTACCGCTATATTAGCATGATTTGTACTATCTAAAGTAAGTATATAATCACCTACCTGTTTAGTAAGACTACCTGCACTACCTGAGTGTTCAGTTGCTGTAAGATCACCTACAAATGTTTTAGTTTCTACCTGTGCTGCTGAATATAATGCCATATCCTATCTCCTTACAGATCCCAAAGTGCCCAATCGTACTTCAATGTAAGTGTGATCTCTAATGGTTGATCGTTAGACCAATCATACTCACCCATCTCTGTAGATAGTGGAAACGCTCCGTTTAATATGAATCTTTCACAAATATTACCAGCTGGATCTAATCCTTCCACTGTTACTTGTTTTTTATACTCTGATGGATACCCTGCTAACCCTGTTGCAGATTGGTAGCCTAAACGTACCCAATCCATCACATATGTTGCTCCTGATGGTATAATTGGATCATATAATGTCATTGATACATCATTCCAATCAGCTTTACCTTGAAGCTTTCTTTTTGTGTTCACGTGATCTAATACTATCTCACCAAACGTTATAGAAGGTCTTGTGACTTTCTTAATTAAGAATGATGGTATATCTCCTACCGTCATTACGAATCTATTTGCTGTCTTCGGTACGAATAGTTCCGAAGGACCTGACATAAATGATTCTGGGCTATACTGTTCAAATTCTGGCATTGTTATTTCTCCTCTTTATTATAAATATCATTAGTCCGCAAAAGTTGCACCAGTTGGCATAACATTAAAGTCAATTACTATGAATTCTGCTGCTTTTGCTGGTTGTAGGAATATGTCACCCTTTAAGATATTTCTATCGACAACCTCTGGAGTGTTGTTTGTTGCATCCATTACAACTTTAAATGCATACAATCCTTGATTTGCTTGAACCTCTTCCATATATGGTACAACTGCAGATAAGAATCTATTTCTTGTTGCGACTGTATTTTGTTCAAACACTAAATACTTGGATGTAGATGCTATAAACTTCTTAAGGTTTATCAGCAATCTTCTTACATTGATCCTATCTAAAGCAGAAGCTCTCTTTTGTAATGTCTTCTGACCCCATGCACATACTCCTACTCCAGGAAATGTTGCAATTGGATTAATTCTGTTTTCGTATAATGTATCTCTATTCGTATGTGTTAAGTTTCTCTCTGCTTTAATAGCTGTTATTCCACCTCTATTAAGTCCTGCAGGAGCATACCACTCAGCAGCTACATTATCACTGTAAGCCATTACACCAGGCATTACAACCGATGGCGGTACCCAAACATTCTTACCTAACTGATTGTCTGCTATTTGTACCCATGGCCAGTACATTGCTGCGTAACTTGAGTTATAATCATTTGCTTCACCTGTTACTGTTGATAGCGTTGTTGTACCATATCTAACAGGATCTACTATTGCTATAGCATCACCACGTGTTTCACATACTGTTATTGCTTTATTAACAACTGCAGCGTGATCTTTTTGATTTACACCTGGTACTATAATCATGTTAATGTCATAAAAATCTTGATTAGCTAACAATTGAAGAGCTTCAGCGTATTTTACTCCTCCATTTGTATTAGCTAAATCATTTGCATCTAAACCTTGCGTGTTTAGATCTGTTATAGTATCATAGAATAATTTAGCACCTGCTACAGTAGCACCATCTGATCCACCACCGAATTGACCTTGTAAAGATCCTGATCCATTAGCTGGTAATGAAGCTGATGCAGCTGATAATCTAATGCTTCCATTTTCATCGAGGTAATTTACTGTTTGCTTATGAACTTCCACTCTTATGTAAGATGATTTTCTTACATAGGACCCATTAGCTTGTATATATGGATCTGAAGCAGTTCCTGCTGTAGTATCATAAGAATCACCTATAGCTTTAGATATATAGTTAGGAGAGTTTGGATCTAAGTTAACTCCGTTAAACTGTTCCAGAATAACTTTGTTGTTAGATGTATCATTACCTCTTCTTAGTAACAAGTTAAATGTACCTGTGATAGTATTCTTACCAGTAACTTCCCATCTAAGATTATCTTTAGTACCATCGGATAGTTGTTGATTTTCCCCAACCGTTGATCCTGCATTGTTTAATACAGATCCATGTGCTAATGTATGTAATGTAAATACCTTACTACCAGCAGAAGTTGCTGCAGATGAAGTGTTTGCACTAGCAGTAGCTACTGATACACCTGTACCTGCAACTCTAACTACAGTTAATGCACCACCGAACTGTAGATATCTCTCAGCTGTATGTGATGTTAAATATTGATAGTAATCACTTCCTGATTGGAATGTATCACCAAATTTTTCTACGTATTCTGCATACGATGTTACCATTGTAGGTATACCTGCTGGTCCTTTTACAGTAGGGCCAACTATCGCTGCACCTATTGCTCCAACACCTGCTGGTAAGAATGATAAATCATTCTCTCTCGTAAATACTCCTGGGCTAACTATTTTTTCTGCCATTTATCTTCTCCTGAATTACCAAGTATATAATTATTCTTATATAAATATATGACAAAACCCTCAATACTGTTATTTTTTAACAGTATATTCGCCGTTATCTAGATTTAATGTATCTATGCTATACTTATCACGTAGGACATCTAATTTAGATTGTCTTTCTTCAAGTAATTGCGTCATATTAGTTATTATTTCTTTTTTTGAATCTCTAAGTTGATCCAGCTGAAAAACTACTGCACCTAATCGTGATGCTAATTGATTTTCAACCTTTACCTGTGAGGTAATTGTCTCTAGTTCTTTTTTTGTTAATTTTCCCATAACCATTCTTTTTTATTAATTATTACAATATAAGAATAATATTACTATTATCCAACTATTTATCTTTATTTGGTGGTACATTATTAATATCTGAAATAGTCGTCTCACCAATCACTACTTTAGATTTTGTTATTGCTTTTGTACTACCTTGTGCAGCTTGTTGCTGTATATTTTTCGGTATAATATGTCCGTTAATTGTTATCTGAAACTCACTCTTAACAATTCTATCTTCACCTATTGTTAACTCAACTGTACTCGGGAACTCATCTATCTTAGCTCTTACCATGAACTTATTTTTATCACCCCAATAAGTACCTTCACCGTAACTAATTGCTTCAATTAACGTATTCATCTGTGTTAAAAATTCTGTGTATATAATACAAGAGTATGTTACTGTTACATAATCAGGCACTACTACCTTCTCTAAGACTCTTGTTTCTTTTCGACCTCGTTGTAATCCAGCCATTCTACCTAACCTATCTGTTCTATCGTTAGGGTTACGTCCTCTATCTATTAATGCATATGTAGGGGAGTTAGGATCAACTTTATTTCCAAGATTTCTGTCTTTAGTTATACTATCTCTTTTGAAAGAGAGTACAGGTAATTGGATACGTCCCCGTGAGTCACGTTTCAAGTCATTTGTTTGAAAGCTTTTCCAATTTTCTGGAGATGCGTAAGCAACGGGTACTGTAGTTAGTATTCCGCTACTATCCGGTACTTGTAATTTAACTACCTCATCAAAGTAATACTTGATAGTTTCATCAATATCATACAACCCTAACTGTAAATCTTTGTTAGTGTCTGTATCTCTACGCGCTTGATCTGTTCTTACAACATTTAATCTTTTATGTTTATTTGCTTCTGCCATTATCTGTATAATCCATGTGCGCTATTAGGAGAGTTACCATCAGTTGTTGTTTGTGTTGGTTCTTCTATGTTAATACGTGACTTACGTGTAATGTGTGCTTGTACCACAGTTGATAGACTCTCACCATGCATTTCTGTCTCATTACTAAATCCAAAATCTGCTCCGTCACCAGCCATTACATTTTGATTTCTACCATGTAAGTACTGATTTTTATTAGTGCTATCTATTTCCCAATACTGAGTATCGTAATATATTATATCACCTATCTCTATAGCAAATCCATTCTCTTCTGTATTACCTGTAGTAACAGCTACGTTCCATATATCTTCGTTAAGGAATGTAAAGGTACCTTTCTGAGTAATATCAACACCTAAGTCAGTTGTAGTCCACTCTTGATCCTCTCTATTAATAGTAGCGTGAATCGTTATACCTGCTCTATAATTCTTATCACCATTTACACCTTCACCATATAAATTAACATTTGTTGTACTTACATAAGGTTTGTACACAATAACAGGAGTATCGATAATACTTTGCATTACCTCTTTACTGAAGTGCTTTATTAGCTCTCGATCTTTCTGTCTTCCAAATATTGGCATATTATCCTATGTATATATTAAGTGGTATTTTATTTATTGTTTCTTGTTGAAAATTTGCTTCATCATTGCGGCGCTCCATTAATTGTCTTCTTGAAGCAGCTTCTAAATCTTCTCTTAACTCTGCTACCAGTGCATCACGCTCTGCAGCTCCTTCAGATCTTAGAGTATCACCATCTAGTGAAACCTCACCGTTAGGTATTGGCATTGAGCCGTACTTACCACGAACAGATCCTAACAACTCCTTGGTAAGGGCTAATGCATACTTACGTATCCATTGTTTACCAGGATCATTAATATTAGTATATAACATGTTGTCATATCCAATATTAGAAAAATCAGAAACATCTGAGCTTGTTATTAAATTGGTTCTATCTGCATCTTTATAGTATTGGAACCTTAAATTATAGTTAGATGTTGGTCTTGGAAATATAGTTATATCATTTCCTACAATATGAAATGAGTATGCTGATTTTCTTATTTGATCATTGAACTCAATAGCTTGCACTCTCAATAAATCATCATACATTGGCATTAACAGGTAATTTATAGCTGGTGAGTAACTTCCCCAACCAAATGATGATAGCATCTGCTGCGAACCTAGTCCTGAGCCAATATGTGGATCAAAGAACCGTGTCATAGCAGGAGATGATTCAAAGAATACTCTACGTACCTCGATAGGGTCACTGCTAGGAGTACCAGATTCGAATGTTACAGTACTATCATTTGTTAAGCTATATGTCTGTATGCCTGATGACATGGATATAGAGCCACTGTATAACTTCATATCACCACCTACAGGGGAAGTTGCTTCTTGTCCATATTGCGATGATATACCTATAAGTTGGTTTAGATTTTGCTTAACTGTTTTATGAGTTAAATTTGATCCAGTTGAACTACCTTTAGCTGTTAATAGGTTCTCTCTAATATTAAATCTATTTACCTGTGAACTATACTCTGTGACTGCTTCTTCAAAGCAAGCAAAGAAATTCTGATCTTGTAGTTCAATATCTACGATAGGGTAACCAATACGTCTAGCACACCAATCAGCTACCTTTGGGCCATCTGTTTGAAAAGTAGAGTCAAGGTCATAAGTTCCAAAAGGGGTACTACCACTTATTGAACTAGCTGTTCCGTCATATACTGTTGTTGTTGCCATTATGTATCCTCAATTGTATTTATTCGTGTCTATTATAAATATCAAATAATATCTTATTTAGCATGTTTTGCACGATATACATCTAATATTTCATCTAAAATAGGGTGTCTGTGATTTTGCAATAGTTCAAATGTATGTAACCCGGTTACACTCTTTACAGATGATAAAAACTTTAAACCACTCTCACCATTATGTTTAAGATCTATTTGTTGAGAGTCACCACAGAACATCATACGACTGTTAAGTCCGATACGTTGTAATATCATTAATGTCTGCTCATGATCTAAGTTTTGACACTCATCTACTATAACACAAGAATCTAGGAACGTCCTACCTCTCATATATGATACAGGTACAATTTCGATTTGACCATCTTGTATCATCTTATCAACTCTCTCCTTACGCAGTAGCTGATACATGTTGCCATATATAGGAGCCACCCACGGAGACATCTTCTCTTCCATGTTACCAGGCAAGTGTCCAAGATCCTCTTTGGATATAGTTGGTCGAGTAATAATTATTTTTTTCCTTCGTTTCTCAAGGACCTCTTGCAGTGCTATTTGACATGCTAATAGAGTTTTACCCGAGCCAGCTTTTCCTAATATCACAGATACTGTATTTTCTAATACCTCTGCTTTTGCTAGTTTCTGTTCTTCATTTAGTGATAATAAAAATCTATAACCTTTCTTATTATTCTTCGCACCCATTGTTTTTGCAAAATGTGTAGACATACTGTTCTCCTTTATTTATTATAAATATCAATATCTAAATAATTAACATAAAAAAGCCCGCGATTAAGCGGGCTTTAATATTATAATCCTAAATGGATAAATTGTGTTAATGTGGATTATGATCCAACACCTGTCACAGCAACTTTTCCGTAGAATTCTGGTCTTACAACTTTCTTCGCGTATCTAGTCATTACACCTTTTCTTGGTGTAAAGTTAGTTGGGTCATACACTAGAGGAGTCATAATTAATGGAATATATGGAGCATAAACAGCACCTGTTTCCAAGAATTGATTACCTCTGAATCCCATTAAGATACCATCAGTTGTAGCTCTATAAGGGTTCTTGTAAATAGTATATCTATTTGCAAAAGAACCTACTTTAGTTACACCTGCAGCGAACTGAGATGCAGTTCCATCTGTATCAGCAGCAAATCCAGGAATTGATTCTAGAATTGCAGCAATTTCTGGAGACATTACTGCGAAGTTAGCACCACCTCTCATAGTTAATTTATGAATAGAGTTAGAAACTTTTTGCATTTCATAGCCTAAAGTCTGTGCCCATGTACCGAAGTCATATTTTGCTGTAGCATTACCAGTTGCACCAACATAACCTGTCGCTTGCGTACCAAGTGCAAATGAACCGTTATTAGCAGTTACTGTACCAGCAGCTCTGTCTAACATCGCTAAAATTTCCATGTCAATTTCCATTGAGATGTACTCTGATAACATTGAAGTTAATTCAGCTTCTGCATCGATAGAATGGTAAGCGTTAAGATCTTGAGCGAACTCTGGAGACCAAGCAACTTTTAACTTTCTAGTCTTTGCAACTAAAGCCTCTTGCTTCAATTCTACATTCATTTCTGGAATACCGATATCATCAGATCCATCAGATACAGATCCCGCAGGAGTTGCAGTTGAATCTTCGAAGTCACCTCTAGAGGCAGCAGTTAAAGTATTCTCGTAGAAGTTTGCAGTAAGAACATCACCTCCTCTCATCGCACTACCTTTAGCATTTGTTACAGTTATAACTGTTCCAGCAGCGTTTAGTGTACAAGTACCAGCAGCATTTACATTCACAGAAGCAGATGTAAAGAATATTGAATCTACAAGATCTAAATCTAGATCTGCAGATATAGCAGATACATTAACTGGGAAAGTAGCAGCATTATTAACAGTTGAGTTAACTTCTGAAGTTTCTAATACATGTTGCTTTCTAGCAAGTGTGAATGATTCTCTACCTTTACCATAAAGTCCACCTGTTGGTGAAGCTGATGATGAAGTGTTACCCATTACATCGGTACCTGTTACTTGATTAGGTCCGAATGTTGTTCCATATTTGAAATCCAACCAGAATACTAATCCTGATGGAAGGTTCATTGGTTGAACCGAAACGAATTCTTTCGCAAAGATTTCGCCGAATATACGTCTAACTAATGGTAAAGCAACACCGTTCCACTCTTCAGAACTAGCACCACCAATCTTTGAGTTCTCTGTTACAAGTTCTCTAGCTTGATTCTCTAGTAATATCGCCGTATTATGTTTCTCATAATCATGGTCGATTCCTTCAAGTAATCCTGTTTTTTCCCATTTGCTAACGTACTTCTTTGTCTCATTCAACTGTGTTCTGTAAGTTGATTGAGCGTCATTTAATAAGTTTGAAATTTCTGACATTTTGTCTTCCTCTCTTTTTTACGTTAATAATTTTACAATAGGCCAGCTAATCGTTTCATACGATCTGCCATGCCATTTGATTCAACAATTCGCCCTTTTGGCGCTGTTGAGTTTGATTTTTTAGAAGCAAAGCCTTCTGTTACTGCTTTTCTTGATGCTCTTTTACCAGTGAATGATTCAGATAAAGTAGTGTAAACTAATTTAACTTCTCTCAAGTTTGCAGCTCTATCGAATGTTTCGATCACTTTCATTTTTTGAGATTCACTTAAATCGTTACCCTTGAACAATTTGTTCGAGAATAATAATTTAGCATTAAGTAAATTTACTTCCTGTAAAGTGTCTTTCAATGATTTGATAGTATTGTAAGCTTCCTCTAGTTCATCACTAGGATCTTCTTCTTCTACTTCATCTTCATGCTCATCTTCTGATAATGATCTGATAACTTCATCTAAGTCGATATCATCTTCGTCATCCGTTTCTGGCATTTCATCGTGTTCACCTTCCATTACTTCTTCCTCTTCTTCATCTTCGTCACCTTCAAGTTCTCTAATGATTGCTTCAAGTTCAAGATCTTCCTCTTCATCTTCACCAGGTACTTCGTCTTCTTCCGAATACGTTCCCTCGTGATGAGCTTCGTCAGTCTCGTCATCTTCATGACCCATTTCACCTAAATCCATTTCGTCTTCAACATCCATTTCGTCTTCTTCCGAATACGTCTCTTCTGTTTCATCTTCCATTTCTTCATGCTTCATTTCATCATGCATATCATCTTCTAACTCTTCATCATCACCATGCTCATCTTCTTGCAATTTTGCAGATAGCATAGATTGTAATTTTGGTGTAAAAGCTTCTTCAAGAGCAAGTTTTGCATTTGCAATAGCAGTTTCTCTAACAGCTTTAGCATCAGCGATTGCTTCTTTTAATAAGTTTTTTGACATAATATGTCTCCAATAAGTTTTAATGTGGAAATAAGGATATTAGGATCCTTAATAGAATTTTTTTAGTAGCTAACACCATATAAATTGTGATGGTGTATTTTGTACACATATAAATATATGCATATATATTAAACACATAAAAAAACCCAACTAAAAGTCGGGTTTCTTAAAAATAATTTGTTATTGTATGTTATCCATGCCTCTCAGGGCCGTAATTCTTACCTGGTGGTACTATCCATACATGATCTTTCCAGAATCTCTCTGATACTCTATCCTTGACCCATTGAGCTCTCTTTGCATCTGACATCTTTTTTCTTCGAACAGCAGATGGTTTAGTGTACTCTTGTTTAGCTCTCACTTTACCTATCACATCAGCATCCTTCATCTGACGCTTAAGGTATCTTAAACTTTTCTCTAGAGCAGCTGGTGATGAATCAGGTACCTTAACACCGTTAGGGTTTCCTTTGATATAGAAGTCTTGTCGTGACCAACGTTTCTTAAATTGTTTTTTGCCATCGCTATTGTAGGGACGGTCTTTGTTAAACTCGTTTTTCATTTTTACCTATTTAGTTATTACTCGATTAATACCTTAATATAAGAAAAAAGCCTGGATAAACCAAGCTTTTCTTAATAAATATTTTATTTTATTTTACTTTACAACAACATTAACTACTATACCATGCTTACCTTGTGCATATGATATATATACAGTACCCTCGTTTAAAGCCATTTGGCAAGTATCACTCTCTTCTATATAATAAGAATATCTAGTAATTCTAGGATTGGAAAAATAATCCAACAGTTCAGGGGTAACTTGAATTTTATCAAAATTATGGTTAGTTACCATATCTTTAGTTTCTTTACATGAACTTATATATAATAGTAAGCTGGTAAGCAATAATATAATATTTAATCGTGTTATTTTACCAAGCATCATACTTACCGGTCATCAGTTGTTTAACTTTTTTAGTAATAGTTAATGCATATGATGCTCTTTGCTCTGCATAATAATCACTACTATAGCCATCATCTCGTTTAGATTGTGCATCTGCAGATGTGTATCTAGAATAAGCGTCTAATATCTCATTCTGCTTTTTAGTAACATATGTTAGCTCGATAACTTTACCATTAACCTCTACACCAATATTACCGTATCTATCCATTTGCATTTCAGAGAGAGCTTTAGTTACCACTTTATTAGCTTGATTTACGGCCGATAATACTAATTTATGTATTTTATCACCTTTATCTGCTGCATTTCGTAGCGCTGAAGTATATCTTGCAATATTTTCTCTCCTGAATTCACCAGCTGTTTTAAAAGATGTTGCACCGAACTTCATATCAGCACGTAATTTTTGTTTATCTTTTAATGCATCTCTTTTATCTTTGTAATCGATTTGCCATATAATATGAGGCATATCCGACATAGCAGCTACACTTCTAGCACCCTTAACATCTAATCCAACTTTATCTGAATTTCTTGATTTAGAGCCTATACCATTTTTAGTAACATATGCTACCTTACCACCGATCATCATCCCGATCATTTGACCTTTCTTAATAGCTCTGGTCCATCCATATGCACCTGCGTCTCTAAAATCAAAATCTTGTGAAGCTAGTATAATGTATATACCTTGCTTACCATAAAGCTGCTTTGGAGTTTTATTTGTTAAAGTTAGATCGTCATCTGTTAGTGCGTTCCAGTCTAACCCTGTTTTAACACCAGCTTGTAGAAATTTTGCCTTTTCCCATTTAGACATACCGTTAACTAGTGATTGTAGTTTTCTAGAGCCAAATCTTTCTGATAGTAGTGATTTAATCTCTTCGCTTATAAGTTTTCTTAACTGTAATTGTTTCATTATTATACTCCTATAGCTGCATATCTAGCCATTTCTTGAATAGCGCGTAATGCTTTTGTTTTAGCTTTATCAAACTCTTTACCGTATCTACCAGCACTACCACCTTTTTGAGCGTTAGCTACTTGATTCATTAGACTTTTAATATTACCTTCTTCCTTGGTTCTTTTCATCTTTGGTGCTGCTTCAGTCATCTTTTTAGATATAACTTTTCTCTTGTTAGCTAGATACTCATCGGACTCATCTTCGTCACCGTCGTTATCTATATCACCATCTTCTTTACCTACTGCATCCATAGCTTCTGATATATTATAGTATTTACCAAGCTTATGTCCTACGTCTTCAAATACAGATTCAAGTCTTTGTTGAAGTGTAGATAATTCTTTAGCTGCTTTTTCAAATAGCTTAACAGAGTTATTTACCTCTTTCATATCTCGTTTAACTGTAACACCATCGAACCAACCATCTGTTTCTTGTAAAGCAAGTTGAGATGCTCCTGCAGTCATATTTTTAATAGCTTCCACCATCTCTGCAATTTCGTTTGTTTTATATAGCTTTGCTCCAAAGTCGTTAAACTTTGAAATGCCATCCATAATATCACGCTTTTCTTCACGTGTTAGAGAGTTGTTAAATCCATCTCTACTATTTTCACTTAATAAATCTTTTAATTTCATTTTTTTCTCCTAACTTGGTAGTGAACACTTGCATGTTAAATCACATAACATTTCGTTTATAATATTATTTACCTTGTAATATTTATTCAAAGGTTTCTTATTTGTAATTGATTCATTCATAGGGGCCATAAATGCTCCATGCGTTGATGGGTTACTTACAAAATCCCAACAAACTAACTCAAAGTCATCTTGTACAGCTACCGTATCTTCATTCACTTGTCTAACTGATCCTAAGCCTCTTGAACTAATACCTAACTTGATACCTGACTTAAGTAGCTCTTTTAATATATTTCCCGATGGTGTTGATAGTACTTCTACCTTACCTATCACATCATCACCTTTCCACCATACATCTAAAATATTGTGCGACGCGTTGGATAGGTTAACAACAGATGATTCTGGGTGATCTAACTCACCAAGAGCTCTTCTTTCTGCTATCTGTACTTTTTTATACTCTGTTACTTCACGCTGTAATATATCACGTGGATAAACTCTACCATTCTGATTCTTTGCACCTGCTCGCTGTAATACACCTGTCACAATAACTCGTCCGTTATTCTGTTGCTCTGATTCTGAAATCATTTGCGGTGATACATCAAATGATGTGTAATCTATTAATAATGTTTTTGACATTATGCTTTCTCCCATACGCTTCGTTTTCTGTATAAATCAAAGAAAATGCGAGCTAGCTCTACACGAATAACTTGACGGACATGATCTTCAGACATTTGCTCTGTTACTATTTGCTTAGAATTGCTCATTAGAATTTTCTCAACTTTTCACCTATACGCATCATACGCTCAGATATCTTATATAAACTTCCTCTTGTAGATTTCCAGTATTGCTTGTTATCTATACCTTCTTCTGTTTTTAGTTTTATATTATGATTTATAATTCTCTCTATCTTTAATAATCTACTATTTACTTCTTTAATAGATTGGTTTACTTTTTGTTTTGAAGTTGCAGTTTCATCTTTTTTATAATCTTTGTACGATACTTCTGTTAAGAATGATGCTTTTGCAAATTGTTTAAATTTAGACTCTTTAACTTTTTTATATCCAGCTACCTCTGCATTCTCATCTTCGTCTTCATCATCTTTACTAAATGCATATTTTGAATCATATGCTTCACCTGCTCCGGTAGCTGACATCTCTTCCAACTCTTTAAGTTTTTCTTCTAATTGTTTATTTAACGACATTCTTCAACTCCGTAATTAGATTATATGAACGTAGCAGTGATACAAGATGTGTATCTTTAATTCGTTTACTCTCTTTAATTAAATCTAACTGCTGCTTAACTTCTTGTAGTTTAATTTTAACAACATCATCTTTTACTTTATTCGTTAAAATTGAAAGTGCTTTATTAATAGTAGTTATCTCAGATACAACATACTTCTTTAATGTTGAACTGTTAGATATATTATTAATATACTCTCTTAATAATGTCCTTTGTTTAACTGTTAATTTACC